CGGATCGCGAGAAAGATAATAACGAGAATAGTTGAGCGAACAAAAGCAGGAGTAGATAAAAATGGGAATGCTTTTTATGGTTATAGCAGTGCATATAAAGCATCATGGGCGTTTGAAGTGGCGAGAAAGTCAGTTGGTGCTGTCAACTTAACTTTAACTGGTGAAATGTTAAACTCGATTGAGCTAATAGATAATAATAACATAGCTTTAACAATCGGATTTAAAGATGAACTGCAAGCCGCAAAAGCTCATGCTCATATAACTGGTGCAAACGGCCGGACACCAGTGCGTGATTTTTTAGGACTTCCGCCATTCGAGCTTTCCTCGATATTAAAAACTTTTCCTGCAACTAGCGCCGCTTTACAGTTTGAAACTTTTGCGAACGCGCGAGAAATTCAACTGCTTGCAGATGCTGAAAGTACATATAAAAATAGTGTGCCCACAAAACTCGCGACTGAAAACACACCGTTCGACTATTTAGAAAATTATCCGAAAGAAGATGATTTTTATAAATATAGAGAAAAAGAAGTAAAAGACAAAGATTCTGATAAGTATATCAATGCTATGCGAGAAACTAGACGACAAGGCGGCGATATGTATAGGATTTACGACTTTTATTTAAAAACAAAATTGTCTTATCAAGCTTTTTGGGATATTACAAATGCATTTATTGAAGCGCGACTAGTCGAGTTAGTTCCTTTATCACAGTCTGAATTTTTAAGTAAGGGTAATATTATTCCTATGTGGAAGCCTAACTCATGGAAAGAAGAAATAAAAAAGACAGAAGGTGCTAAATTTATTTTTTCAAGATATAGAATCGCGTTCATATCTTTTTAAGAAAGGAAAAAATAATAATGGAGATTAATGATTTTTTAAACCGTTTCGAAAACATGCTCGAAGATGTTATTGATGACAGAACTTTAAACGGGATCGGTGCAGAGATGAAAGAGTCGATAAGAATCAGAACACAACTCGGTGACGGTGTCACTTCACCAGGCTCTGCAAAGTCTATATTACCAAGACTTGCAAGCTCTTACATTGAGTACAGAGATTATTTAAAAGCTGAAGGAAGGCTTTCTCCTGTAGCAATAGTATCAAAGTCGCATTTAACTTTGACTGGGCATATGCTTGATAGTATTGACTATAGAACGAATAGGAACAGTTTAGAAATGTTTTTTTCTGACTCTTTTGCAGAACAAAAAGCCATTTGGGCTCATGCAGGATCGTCGGACCGGCCACGCCGCCCTTTCTTTTTTCTATCGGGCACTGATTTGAGGCGAGTTAGTTTACTTTTAGAAGAAAAGTTTGATAGATATCTTTTAGATAATTTTAGATAGACTGTTGCTTTTTTAAAGTATATGTGTGTATAATAAAGATATTACTGAAACTGTAGTGCAGTTTAACAAAAAAAAGAGTTAGTGACTCATTTTTAGAAAGAGGGGATTTTTTATGAGTGTTGAGAATACTAGTAACGATAACATAACATCACAAGATACTTCAACAAAAGAGAACGTTGTATCTTATGAGACGCACCAGAGACTTTTGAAGCAACTCAAGGAAACGCAGTCGAAACAAAAAGAGTATGAAGAAAAAGAGAAAAATTTTGAGCGTCGTATTCAAGAAGAAGAAGAAACGAAACTAAAAGAACAACTAAAGTGGAAAGAAATAGCTGAGCGCAAAGAATCAGAACTCAAAAAAGCAACTGAACAAAATGCTTTTTTGAATAAACGTTTCTACACAGCGATTAAAGAAAGAGAATTTAAAGAATCTCTCGGCTTTAAAATCAATCCAAAATACCTGTCGTTTGTGGATTTCGATGACATCTCAATTGATACAAATGGGAATATAGATAGTATAACACTCGAAAATGCTGTGACTAAATTCAAAGAAGAAAATCCTGAATTGATCACTAGCAATGAAAAATCCAAAACTAGTGACGAAAACTTATCGAGTATACATACTAGCAGTGCTAGTCTGAGTACACGACAAGTAACTTTGCCACAAAAAAAGGCTGACAATATTAACCTGAATCTTCAAGATGTTAAGAGTATGGACCCTAAACAATTGCTTGAAGCGTTCAAAAAACTAAAAAGGGGCTAACAAATGGCTTTGATGACAACAACCCAAACTTCTGCAGTGGCTGTAGATATAGTTTCTCAATATGTGCAACTTTACTTGACTCAAAATGCAGTTTTACTAAATACAATTCTTGACCGTTCTACAGATGTAGAAACAGGAGCTAAGCAGGTAGGTGTCGGAAGATACGGCGCTTTGTCTTTAGGTGCAGAAACTAAAGTGGCTAACACACCTTACACTTCTCAGACGATGACGTGGGCTCTTGATGCACTTCTTTTAGATAAACACGAAGGCGTTTTTGTTGAGCTAGAGAAAATTGCATCAATACAATCACTACCTTCTCAAGAGGCAGGGATTTTAGAAAATGCGACTGCAACACTAACTGAAAAACTTGAAGCTGCGATTTATACAGCTATGAGAGCGGTTTCTGCTTCAGCGCCAGATCACAGACAAGCATTTAAATCTGGTACTATTTTATCTTTAGAAGATATAACAAACGCACGAAAACTTTTAAACGTTGCGAAAGTTCCGTTAACTGATAGGTTTATGGCAATTAATCCAGAACAAGAGGAAGATTTATTTAATTTAGACTCTTTCCGTTCTGCTGACAAATATGGCTCAAATCAGGTTTTGGTTAATGGGGAAGTGGGTAAAATATTTGGCTTTACTGTTGTAATGTCAAATAACGTTCTTACAGATGAATGCTTATTTTATCACAGAACACACTGTGCTTTTGCAAGACAGTTAGAGATGACTTGGGACACAGATAAGAACTTAAAAAATTCATCATCGGAATACCTTTTAGAGACAATTTACGGTCTCAAAATGTTAGATCTTGGCAAACGTGGTGTTTTAATTAACTCAACTGGTGCTTAATTTTTTCCTTAGTCGCTCAAGGAAAAAGAGAAGTTTATTCTTAAAAAGTAAACTTCTTTTTGAAAGGATTTTATAGATGCTTGATCTAAATGAGAAGCTAACAATAATATTTCATAATAAGACAACCGGTGATTATGAGAATAAAACTTTATATCTTAATCAGTTTAAAGAAGAATATTCTCACTCAGTAAATTTTGATAATAATATAGATTTATATATCGGATTTAAAAAGCCAATAAAAAATTTCTATGTCCATTTGTCAACACCACTTGAATCACCGATAGAAATTTTATTCGAGCACTCAACGCAAAACGGGATGCAGACTATAAAAGATGTTTACGACGAAACTCATGGATTTTCTAAGTCAGGATTTATACAATATAAAGAGCTAGGAAGTTCTAATTTTACTGTTGCAGATATTAAATGTTATTGGGTAAAAATATCCACAGCAAGTACAGATGAAAATGAGCTAAGTTTTTGTGCGATTAACATGTTACTAAATAGTATTTATGATTTATCTGCTAAGTACCCGCAAATTATACAAGAAGATTTCTTTCTTGGCAAGGCGTCTTTACATGTCGCTATAGAAAACGCTAGAAATGAAGTGCTCTCAAAAATAATTAGAAAGGGTCTCACTGCAGAAAGTGACGCACGATTAACAGTTTTTGATTTATTAGATGTTCAAGAAATCAGAGAAGCTGCAACTTTTTTAACTTTAGCAAATATTTTTGAAATGGTTTCAGATAATGCGGACGATAAGTTTTCGCGATTATCAAAATCATTTTTCAAAAAGTTTGAAGCTTCATTTAATTTGTATTCGTTAACAATCGATAAAAATCAATCGGGTGACGGCGCAAGCCAAAACTTTCAAGTAAAATGTGCGAGGTTACTAAGATGATTGACACAATTGTACCGGCACTTGAAACTATAATTCAAAATGTTACGTCTTTTACAAAGATGCATCATTATATTGACATTCAAAAGAACATAAACACAACTTTAGAAAAAAGATTTTCTGTTCGACCGTTAGATATAAAAGAAATAGCTGGAACAACTCAGGCTATTACATATATGCAAGACTTTCAAGTTACTTTATGCGACAAGTATGTACATGAGAACATAAACGATATAAAGAAAAGAACGAAAGTAACTGATTTAATGGAGAAATGGAAAGCTGTTTATAAAGAGGGAATGAAAAACCGTTTTTATGTTCCCGAAATTTTATCCTGCAAATTCGCAAGGGTAAATAAACCTGTTATTGATGAAGATTCTAAAACAATAATTCTTGTCGGTACAATGACTTTATTGTACCGCGAAAATTTATAAGGGGATTTTAATGGCTTACGCTACTACAAAATCAACAGTCGCTTATATTCTACCTGAAGTTACACAGGGGACACCTGTCGGACCGACTTTAGGCAGTCAAGCAATCGCAATTTTATCAGACGGCTTCGAGTTGAACGGCGAAAAAGAGTTGATCGAAAGGTCTGTTTTAACGTCGTCAATTGCTAAGCAAATACCTAGAACAGGTATAAAAACTGCTACTTGCGCTATCGGTTGCGAATGGAAAGCAAACGGTAATGCTGGAGCAGAAGCGGAGTATGGCTTGTTAATGGAGTCTGCTTTAGGTTCTAAGCACAGTATTTCTACAGAAGTGACAACTAAAGCGACAGGGAATACAGTGTCAACGCTTGAAATTGAAGATGCAGACATCGCAAGTTTTAAACTTGGTGATATTATTATGATAAAAGAAGCTGGTGATTATTGGGTAACGCCGATAACTGCAATTTCTGATACCGCGGGCTCTGCAAACATCACAGTTTTAAGAACTCGCGCGACCGCGTTCTCTAACAGCGTAAAAATTGAAAAAGTTACGATGTACAGCGGTGCTAATTCAGGGCATAAGTATATAACATTAACAGGGTTTCTTGACGATGCCGTTAAAATGCAAGCTTCAGGAAATCTAGTTTCTGACCTTTCAGTTGAGAGTTTTTCGGTTGGGCAAATTCCAACTTTAAGTTTCTCACTACAAGGTATAAACTATGCTGAGTCACTTGCCGCAAGTGGGCTAACAGCTTCATATGACTCGTCAATGCCACCTATTTGTTTAAGTGCTTGCGTTTATATGAACGATGTTGCAATTCCCGTTACCGAAATTTCTTTATCAGTTTCAAATACTATCGGTCGAGTTACTTCAACTTGCAGTCCGAACGGGATTATTTCAACTAGAGTGACTGAAAGAGTTTGTAGCGGTTCTTTTGTAACTTATCAAGAGACTGATTCAGTTGAGTATTATACTAAATTTAATACTAATGCTGAATTTTCGATGTTCGCATATGCAGGGATCCCGACTTCTACTGCAGGCGAATATAAGGATATCGTTGCGTTCTTTTTACCGACTTGTGTTATTACAGCACAGCCACTTGCTGATGCAGATGGCATCGCAACAAGAAGTATCGATTTTTCAACAGGCTATTCTCAAAATTATCTATCCGATGTTTTCATGGCTTCAATTTAACAAAAAAGGATTTACATTATGTTTGAAACAAATAAGTTATTATTAGATTATGATTTAGCTACAGCCGAAGCAGTAGCGAGTGATGTATTAGGTATTGAAAACGTTAGAGATTTAGCGATTTCTTTCAATCTTGATACAGTTACAGGAGATACTAAAAGCGGAACTTGCAGACTGCAAGCATCTATAGACGGGATCTCATGGTTTGACATTGCTACAGTTAGTGCCACCGACGTAGCGACCCAAACCGTTGGCGTTTCATGTTTAACTGCTTGTTATAAGTACGCAAGAGGATATTTTGATGGCAATGTGGCGATAACTGGTGGGACGCTTAACATAGATCTTGCGTATAGAAGCTAATTTTTTTAGAGTTATTTATAAATTTTTTTTAGAAGGGCGACGACCATGGCTGTTATTTTCAGAGCAACTGATAGAATTAAAGTAAAAATTGATGACATAAATTTTGTATTTTCTCCATTATCACTAGCACAGAAACAAATTTTGTTTCAAGATGTTAAAGATATTGAGAAAGACCCGTCAAAGGCATTAGAGTTTTCTAAAAACGTTTTAAAGATGTCGTTAAAAGATATTGAAAACGTTCAAGATTTAGATGGTGGCGAATATAAATTAGAGTTTGCAGACGGCTTGTTAAGCAACGCTGCACTCGATGATTTATTAAACCTGGACTGTCTAGAAAAACTTTTAACTGTGGCCGGGTCTTTAATGCAAAAAGTTCCTCAAGGTGCAATCCTTAATCCACTTACAGGGTTACCGATGGAAGGTGTTGAACTTCTAAAAAAAACATAATAACTCAAAAAGAAGTATATTTTCCTGCACTAGTTCTAATAGCCCAAAAGGCTTTAGAACTTTCTTTTTTATCTGACTATGAAAAAGCTTGCTTATATTCTAGTTTAGTTCAAATCGATACTCATAAATGTTCTCAAAAAAAAGATGATATGATCAATAAAAGTAAAATGCCTGAAGAGGACGCCATTAAATTCTTATCCGCAAAAAACTCATGCAACATAATATCAGATAGAAAAATATTCGATGTAAAAGAATATGCTTTTTATACATGTTCTTGCACGCACTTCGACTCTAATTTATCATCTTTTTTTGAGTTAAACAAAGCTTACAAAAACGGTATTCTGCCTTTCGCCGGTGGACTTTTAGAACAGCCAGCGAAATTTTTAGAGATTAATGCCATCATCCAAGATTTTATTGATCAAAAAGAAAAAGAGGAAACAGAAAAGAGCAGAAAACGTAAAAAATGATATACTAATAATCAGGAGGTAAACAAAAAATGAGTGATTTAAATATTAGAATCAACATGGAAACGGGGAACGCGGACGTGCAAACCCGCGCAATAGCGAATTCCGTTCAGGCAATTGGAACAAACGCACGGTCGAGTTCTGGAAATTTTGCGATGTTGGTTACAGGCGTTAATCAGGGTATTCAATTAATCAAGGGGTTTGCATCTTCTGTAGCAGGGGTTTTTAAAGCAACTGTTGGGAGCGCTGTTGAGCTTGAAAGTGCATTAAAAGAAGTAACCACTTTAATTGCAGGTACTACAGAAGAACAAGCACAGCTAACAAAAGAAATTATTAGCTTTCAAAAAAAGTTTGGTGCAGATACAATAGGAACAACAAAAGCTTACTATCAGGCGATATCTTCTGGAGCGGTTGACGCGACTACAGCGCAAGGTTTACTAGTTACAGCAAATAAGCTAGCAATTGGCGGTGTTACAGATGTTGCTACAGCTGTCGACGGGTTAACAAATATTATTAACGCGTATGGTTTGGATGTAGAAAAATCTACAGAAATTTCAGACTCACTTTTTATCGCAATGAAATATGGAAAAACTACAGTCGGGGAACTGTCTGCAAATATTGGGCAAGTGGCGCCAAACGCCGCGATGCTGGGCGTTTCTTTTCAAGAAGTTTTGTCGGCGACGTCAGCTTTGACAACAGCTGGCGTTTCTACTTCTGTAGCTATGACCCAACTAAAAGCAACTTTCTCGAATTTGGCAAAACCGTCAGCGGTTTTAGAAGGCGCGCTAAAAAGTGCGGGCATTTCTTCAGTCGACTTAGAGCTGAAGCAAAATGGCTTAGTTAATACTTTAAATAAACTAGTTGACACAACCGACGGGTCTTCTTCAGCTATTTCAGCGATGTTCGGATCGGTAGAAGCGGCGAACGCGGTTATCGCGTTAACATCCGACACAATCGGCAGCAAGTTTAATGTGATCCTAGGGGAAATGGGCGACGCGGCGAAAAACGCGGGCGCAACTTCGGAGGAAGCTTTTGACAAGGTTTCTCAGAGTGCCGAGTTTCAATATAATCTTTTCAAAAGTAAATTAAGTGCATCTTTAACAGAAGTTGGAACGGTACTTTTGCCTTTAGTTTCATCGTCTTTAGCATATTTAAACGCAATGTTTGAGTCGTCGTCTTTAGCAATCGGTGCCACTGTCGCTTTTGTAGAAGAATATAAAGAAACTTTAATTTCAGCTGGGGCTGGAATTACAACTTTAGTTTTAGCATTTGGAATTTACTCAGTCGCAATTAATGCATCAGCTATAGCTAACGGAATTTACACAGCTTCTGTAACAATCGCCACCGTTGCTACTACAGCTTTCTCAGCTGTGCTAGCTGTAGTAACTTCCCCAATAACTTTAGTCGTCGTCGCTATCGGTGCTCTAGTCGCGGCGCTGACTTACTATATGAGGAATCAAGACTTAGTAAACGGATACTTACAACAATTTGCGGCATTTATTTTAGATGCAAGTATACCGGCAATCAATTTTTTTATTGATGAGTTTTATGCCCTGCAAAGAGCTCTTGACGTTTTAGAAGGATCTTTAAAAGTTGGAACTGGCGCCCTCGGGATGTATGTTTCTTTCATACTAGGTCCTGTTATGGCTGGACTTAATACTTTTTTACTAGGTATACAAAAAGTTGTGGGCGTGTTTGATAAAGAAATGGCGGCGTCGATTGAAAAAGCTAGAAACGACCTCGCTAGTCTTAAGACGTCTATAGAAGACGGTTCGCGTGCACTAATAGAAGAAGGAAAACAACAAATTGCCGCCGCGATTGCGTCGGATGAATATGGAAATGCTAAAAATGATCTAAAAGCAAAAGCAAAAGAACTTTCTGCGACGCTCATGAGCGAAGGTCTTGCACAAGTTGATTTGGCAAAAGCACAAAAAGCGACGACTTTAGGACTTGAAGAAGTCTCAAGTGCAACAACAAAACTATTAGAAAAAAATATAGCTTCTATTGATACCGATGCACAAGTCGTTGCTTCAAAAGCCAGTATTGATGTGGCTTTAGAACAAAATGTTAAATCACTTACAGATGCAGAAGCGAAAACAATCGCCTCAAATGAAAAAATCGTCGCATCGGTTGTCTCGTCGGCAGAAGCTTTTACAAAAGCACTACAAGAAAAAGATGCCGCCTCAATTTTAGATAATGAACTAACTCTTGCAAACTTTGAAGCAGAGGCAGAAGCGCTAGCATCTTTAAATGCAGAACGGGAAAAAGCCAATAAAGTTCGGGTGGAAGGTATAGCAAAATTAAACCAAGAATTAACCGCACTAAATTTAATAACCAGCGAACTTCCCGTACAGTATCAATTAATTCAAGAAGATGCAGAGCTAACAAGAATTGCAAAAATTTTGGGAGCAGAACAAACAGCGCTGCGATTAATAGAAATCGATAGACTAAAAAGTATCGGATCTTTTGAAGAAGCAAGACTTGAGTCGGATATTTTGGTTGCAGAAGCAAACAGCATTGCGGTTCGAGAAAATTTAGAGGCGGAAGTTAGCAAAACTTCATGGAAAGAAGCATTATCGAAACTGGCTGACGGAATGCAAAAAGTTTTTTCTGCTTCAAAAGAGTACCTCACAAAAACTTTTGATTCTGCAATGAGCGTTATAAATGGGAAAGCGTTAGGAATCGGAACAAATCTAATCTCAACTTTTTCAGGAGTTGGTGCAGGACTTGAAGCATCTTTTAACAGCTTTTCTGAAACAGTCGACACTTTGCCGGCGGCAATTGACAGTTTATCAAATGCAGCCGACCTTTTTATTGACGGAATGCCAGCGCTAATAACTAAATTAGCCGACAAGTTGCCGTTACTTCTAAATAAAATAGCTGACTTAATTCCTATAATTTTACCAAAAATAATTAAAATGCTCAAAACGCTGATACCGATTATAATAAAACTTGTTCCCAAAATTATTAAGGCATTTATTGCACAGATTCCAGCAATTTTAGGAATGATAATGGAGATAATTCCTTTAATTATTGCAGAGTTGCCTGGGATTATTATGGCAATTGTCGATATGGTACCGACTCTAATAGATGTTTTTGTTGAGAACCTTCCAACTATTATTGATGCAATAATAGTCGCGTTGCCGTTAATTATTAAAGCTTTAGTAATCGCTACCGTTGCAATTATAAAAGCAATTATAAACAATTTGCCGATGATTATTAATGCTATTATTGGTGCTATACCCAAAATTATTCAAGCGGTTATTGAGTTAATCCCTGTGCTTATTGGTATAATAATACAGGAATTGCCAAAAATAATAATGGCGTGGGTACAAGCGTTGCCAAAAATAATAACGGCGTGGGCTCAAGGCATCATCGCCACTTATGGGACATTACTTGAGGCATTTTTTCCCGGGTTTACTGCAAAAGTAGAAGGTATTTTTGAGTGGATAAAAGGTGTTTTCGATGTTATAATTACTGCTTTCGAAACATCTTTTACATGGATCGATGAAAATATTTTTAAGCCAGTACTCAGTGCGTTTACAACAGTTTTTAACTGGATAAATGATTATATTTTTAAGCCTATAATTACCGCGTTTACAACAATATTTACATGGATTAAAGATTATATATTCACACCAATAGTTGCTGCTTTTGTCATAACTTTTAACGCTGTAAAAGCTATTTTTGATGTTGTTGTTGCTGTTTTTACTACACTATTTAACTGGGTTAAAGATTATATTTTTACCCCAGTAGTTAATATTTTTACGGCTCTGTTTGAATGGGTCAAAGGGGTCTTTGATTTTGTAATTAAGGCTTTTGTTGTAACTTTCAACATCATAAAAAATATTTTCGATGTTGCAGTTAATATTTTCACAACTTTGTTTAAATGGGTTAAAGATTATATTTTCACACCAGTTGTTGATGCTTTTAGGACTGTGTTTGGCTGGATAAAAACTGTTTTTGATGTTATTGTTGGCGCGTTTACAACAATATTTACATGGATATATGAAAATATTTTTAAGCCTGTTATCGCGGCTTTCGAAACATCTTTTAAGTGGATTGATGACAATGTGTTCAGGCCTGTTATCGCGGCTTTCGAAACATCTTTTACATGGATAAAAGACAATATTTTCAAGCCGATAACCGATGCATTTGAAGCAATTGTTAAAGGGCTGAGTGACGCTTTTGAAGGTGCAAAAAAAGGCCTTGCAGCAGTTACGGGCACAGAAGATGGCGGTTTTTTCGGAAAAGGTGGTGCAGTAGATAAGTTTGGAAAATGGTTAGGGTTTTATGCGGGCGGAGTTGTAACTGGATATTCAAACGGCGGCTTTGTATCAAATAACGGTGTAGATTCAAAAAGATATGACACAATTCCTGCAATGCTCTCACCAGGAGAAATAGTGGTACCAAAAAGTGCAGTCAGCGGTGGCTATGAAGGTATACTTAATTTTATAAAAGGTCTTGGGATAAGTAGCGGTGATAATTATGCTAACGGTGGTATTATAAATGGGAATACTATTTCTGGAAACACATCGCAGTCGAATAATATTTTAAGCAGTATCTTAAAATTAGTACAAAGCGCTGTCGGACTGAACACGCCGGCTCAAGCATATGGCGGAATGTTGGACTCGTCTAACTTTGCTAGTGCACCTGTGACTATTTCATCACCGTCAAGCGACGGTTTGATTAATGAAGTTCGGCAGTTAAGAAGTGAGTTAAAGGCAATGTCGTTTTCGTTAATAAGAGAGACACAAAAAATAGACAAAGTTATAACTCAGTGGAATGGTGAAGGTTTTCCTTTAGAAAGGGGATACTAATATGCAAGTGATAAGTAAATATAATATACCTTACGGCGACTTAACATCTAGTGCTGTTAATGTAGAAGATGAATGGGCAGCGGGAACATATACGCAAGACGAAATAATCTATCACCAAAAATCTGTATACAAATGTGTAGTCGCTTCAACAACCAGCGAGCCGTCTTTAACTAACGCCGACTGGGCTTATTTATACGCAACAAATAAATGGAAATGTCTAGATGATATAATCGGAACTTTCTCACAGGCAGCTGATACTCTAACAATAACAATAACAAACCCGACTTCTATGTGTAACGGGATTGCGCTTTTCGGGATTTTTGGTGACACAGTTCAAGTAAAATTTACAGACGCAATTGAAGGCGTTGTTTACGATGAAACTATAGATTTGATGTCGAGTGGTGCACTCGAGTCATCGTGGTGGTCGTGGTTCTTTTCACCTTTTTCATATGTAGAAGATTATGTTTTTACTGGCTTACCTTCTTATTTTGGTGCTAATGTTACTATTGAAATAATAATTACAAACGCGGGTAGCACGGCGCGACTTGGAGAAATAGTTATAGGGACTTTGACAGATATCGGAACGACTTCATACCCGTTAACCACTGGTATTTATGACTTTTCTACTAAAACACAAGATGAATTTGGGTTTTACACTATTGATACAAAGCCATTTATAAAAACTGCGGAGTATGCTATATCTATCGAGGCGGTGGATATGGCACGAGTGCAGAAGTTTCTTGCCTCAATTAGAAATGAGCCTACAGTTTTTATCGGTGATCCAAATCTTGAATCATCAATTGTGTATGGATTTTATAAAGATTTTTCATTAGTTTATGGCGTTCCACCGCTCGCGACGTGTAGTTTAACAGTTCAGGGTTTGACGTAACGCACGTTTTTTGCTATTATTATAAGTATAAAAGGGGGATTAAGTTTTATGACTTGGAACAATATCACAAATTTACCAATAGCGCCGCAACGTACTGATTTGCCCGCTGATTTTAACACAAAAGCAAATGCTTTTATTGCTGCTTTGCCAACTTTAGTTAATGAAGTCAACCAGTTCGGGGATTATGGCGATAGTTTTGCCAGCACGATGGAGGGCTACAAAACCGACGCAGAGAATGCAAAAGATGATGCGACTATTGCAAAAGATGATGCAATACTAGCATCACAATCTGCAATATCCTCTGCAAATTTTAAGGGTGAGTGGAGTTTGCTAACTGGTGCACTAAATATTCCTGCTAGCGTTTCACATAATAATGTTGTTTGGAATTTAACATCTGACTTAGCAGACGTAACTTTAAGTGAGCCAGGGCAATCAAATGCTGACTGGATTGCTGTAACAGTTGAAGTTACAACGCCTATTAACTTTCAAGAAGATTATGAACTTTATGGGGATAGATGTGAAGTCGGCATGTTGCTTTCTTTGTACAGTGACGGTAAAGCGCGAGTTATGAAAAGCAGGTCTAGCGATTTTGCTGTTACTGACACTGCGATTTCGCATTTAAACATCGTTTCTATTAATGAAACTAGTGCCATAGCTGTTTACAGTGACGGCGGAAATAGCGGTTTTGGCACGGCTGTTATGCTAAATGTTTCTGGCAACACTGTAGAATCAAAAGGAACTCCACACGTTTTTAATGCTTTTGGTGCAGCTTATATTAGTGCTGTTAAAGTAACTGATACTTCAATTTTAGTTACATATCAAGATATCGGGAATAGTTATGCAGGAACGGCTAAAGTTTTAACAATAGAAAATAATGTTATAACTTCTGGCGATGCAGTGATTTTTAATTCTGCCCCAACTACTTATATAAAATGTTGTTTATTATCAGCTACAAAAGCTATTGTGGCGTACAGGGATGAGGGAAATACAAATCAAGGGACCATTGTTAATATAGAAATTGCTGGCGCGGTTGTAACTTCTGGTATCGAAGTGGTTTTCGAAACTGGCGCGACAAGTTTTATTTCAATGTGCGCCTTAACTTCAGCACACGCAGTTGTCGTTTATCGCGATGAAGGTGATGCAAACTATGGAAAAGCTTGTACAATAAACATTCCAGCGGGCATAAATGTGGGGGTCCCTTTCACCGTTTCTGCTAATGCAACGGACTATTTAACAGTTTCGAAAATTAATGATACCAAATGTATAACAGCTTATAGATATTCATCAAAATGTTGTGCAAAATGTTTAGAAACTAATGATACAACAATTTCAGCTGGTACTGAGATAACGGTTGACGGTTCCGATTCTATCTTAATCGAGTCAGTCGACTGTAGCACTGGCAAGATCGCTTGCTGTTACAAAAATGTATCAAGTGAGAAAGGTTTTTATTCTATTATCGAAAATACATCGGGCAGCACTATTGTTCAGCAATCTAATAGCATATTTTCAGATAGTACACTAAGCGAAATTAGCATCTCAAAAACAAATGATAACAGAGTATTAACATTTACAAAAGATTTAGCAACATCGTTCGGGAAAAGCAACGCTGTCGATTTAGGTTTGTATACATATACAAATAAAATTTTGGGTATAGCTAAAACCGCTGGCGTTGAGGGTGATAATATTACAATAGTAACAAGCGGAACGTTAGATTTTTTATCAGGTTTAACTGTAGCAAGTGATTATTATAATAGCAATTCAGGATATCTTAGCACTGATAGATCGTCTTTTAAAATCGGCTTTGCTAAATCAAATACTGAACTATCTATATATGGACTAAATACTAGATATGATTTAGTATT